TCCAAACCCTGTGGCTAGAACCTTGAGTGTAAGGTCTAGCAATCCTGTAACCATCGAAGTTTACAATTCTATCGGGGCGCTTGTCGTTCCGCAAACTACTGATAATGAGGTTGATATGTCTGGAATGCCAGTGGGGTTATATCAAGTTGTTATCAGGCATGACGGTAGATCCATCGTAAAAAACATATCAAAACAATGAGACACTTAGTTCTCGCACTGGCTTTAATCTCTACCGCAGCCTCTGCTCAGCCAGACCTGATCGTACAGGACCTGTATACCGACAGCCTATGTCTTGGTCCCAACCCTTACTTTTCTGTATACTTCACGATCGCAAACATCGGTGACGAAACTTGCGAGTACTATTGCTACGAGAAGAACGGAATTGAGGTGTGCCCCGACACCACAATATTCGACTGGTCACTAGACCCCAACGAAGCCAGATACTACTCGTTGGGGTGGCTGAACTATGACGGGTTCGGACAGCCATACACAATCGAGGTTGTCAATGCTGTAGGTGAGGTCAACACGCTGAACAATGATTCAACGATGATCGTCCCAGACGCGCACATTTGCGAAGAGATGCTTAACGTTGATCTTGCGATTGACACCGTGCTTTACAACACAGGCTGTGACGAATACGGTCCTTACTTAGAGCCTAGCATATACATGACCAACCTTGGGACAGACGACATCACAGAGCTGTGCATCAAGTTTCAGGTCTTGGGTCAAACCAATGACACGGTTTGTTTTACTGGTCAGAGCTATCTCCCGCTTGAGTCTGGGGACAACGCAGTGCAGGAATGGCCCAAGCTCTACGTAGACGGAGTATTGAGCCTGCATTTACTGGATGTAAACGGACCATCACCTTTCTCTTGGCTGGACTTCGGTATAGACGAGTGGACCTACAACAATACATATGTGGAGGTCTTGCCTACCCTTTCTAGCTCGTGGTGTGTTTCTGGATGCACAGACGAGACAGCGTGTAACTACGTGGCAGAAGCCGCCGTGGATGACGGTGGGTGCGAATACCCAGAGTTGTACTACGACTGTGACGGGGAGTGCGAGTACGACACTGATGAAGATGGAATCTGCGACCAGCTTGAAATCCCTGGCTGCACCGATCCGCTGGCAGACAACTACAACGAAGATGCCACGGATGACGATGGTACTTGTGAGTACACAACAAACTTTGTCACAGAAGTGTACAGCGTAAACGACCTGAACGTCTACCCCAACCCATTCGATGACGTGATCTACGTATCCACTCTACCTGGCTCCTTGTGTAGAGTGAGAGACCTAAACGGAAAGGTTGTAATCGAAAGAACGATGTCAGCCGTCATCGGCATGCACTCCTTGGAGAACGGTGTGTACTTGGTTGACTGGATGGTAGAGGGTAAGGTTATTCTTACTAAAAAGATTTTGAAGAGATGAGGTTGATTCTTGCTTTGGTTCTTTGTCTTTTGAGCTGCGAAGCACAAGCGCAGTTCCTGAAGAAGACATTTAAGTTTGCTACGTTCTACACAGCGTTCAGCGGAAACAACTCCGTGTCTGACGTAGATGTATACTCCGTAGCTAACGGACCATTGCAAGTAGACGTCATCGAGACGCCCTTCGACTACTCGCTCACAGCAGGCGTAAGAAAGATCGCTAGGTTCTCATACGAGAACAGAGCCAACAACTTCTACAGCGGCAACGAGCAGTCATACAGCGACGCGGCTACGATCGGAAAGGTCAAGGGGTTTGAGTTTCTGTTCCAGGGGTCGTACCAAAGGCAACAGGGTGTGGAGTTCCTCAACCAGGACCACTTCCTCAGATACGTAGCCAAGAACTGGATTGCCAAAGTAGAGTACTTGCAGGACGGCTTTGCAGACGTCAGCTACTTCGAGGGTTCGCAGAGAGGCAGGCTGAACCTAGGCAAGAAGCTTTCGCTCAACCTCGGCGTAGTGCAGAGGCTGTCCGAGCCATACGGGTATAATCCGCTCGCAGACTGGACGCTAGCAAACAACAGCATTCACTACACGCAACTGGCTATCGAAGAGGGATACAGCGTAGACTTTGACTCTGGCGAGTTCCTCAACCCTGATGGCGACGTAGTTGCAGAGAACGTACAGGTATGGGAGTCTGTGGTAATACCACAAGTTTTGAGCGACTACACAGCTCGCAAGCGAAACGAACTGCCCAGCCAGTGGAACTACTCCCTGATCGCAGGCTTTGACTTCTATCACTTTACGCAGGACTTCTGGCTGCACAGCTGGGCCAACGTATTGCCATATCACTTGGAATCAGACAGCGAATACTCTTATCAAAACTTCTTGGATGGCGACCAGTGGATCGACTACTCAGGCGGATTGATATTTGGATGGAAACTAAACAAGAGCCTGGGGATGTTCCTCGAAGGCAGATACCATAAGTACTGGAACAGAGAGTGGCACAACTTCTCTGTCGGTTTGAACTACGTAATTATTTGATATGGCAAAAGAACTGAACGAGGATACTGGATTTCACGTAAGCGTCAAGACGCTTGCAGGGATTGGCGCTGGCATGGCAGCCGTAATCAGCATGTGGTTCGTATTACAGGCGGACATTGCAGAAGCGAAGGAGTTGCCCGTGCCACCAGACCCAGAGATCACCCGCATGGAATTCGACATGAAGGACCAACTTATTCGACAAACGATTATGTCCACGCAAGAAGACGTGACTGAGATCAAGGAGGACATGAAGCGTATCGAAGAGAAAATAGATAAACTACGATGAAGAATGAAAACTCTTGCAACTGTATTATTTGCGTTATTGTCGGCCACTGCGTTTGTGGCTGTTGTAACGGCTGAGGAATCAGACGTCTGTGAGTCTGGTATCTGCGTCGTAGAATTCAACGCAGCGTTCAACGCACAGAATAGCGTAGAATGGATTGACAAGCTTAGTGACTGCGAGGTTGCTAGGATTGACATCCTTGAACGCCCCGACATGCAGAAGGAACACAACATCGTTGTTGTCCCTACCATCATCGTCTTCAACGAAGGCGAAGAAGAAAAGCGCTTCCAGGCCAACATCATGATGACTGTCGATGCTACCAAGAAGGATGTTCAGGGTGTCATCGATGAGATTATCTTGAGCTCGTTCTAAACGAAGAAAGGGGCCGAAGCCCCTTCCCGTCTAGATAATACAGCTGGGATATCCAGCATTGGTCAAACCGCTTCATGTCAGAAGTTGTATAGGTGACACTCGCAGTTCTTTCTGCCACACTTGTAGCATCTGCCTTCACGATCCATCTTTTTCATGTATCGCGGCCATCCAAACTTGTCCATGTACCAGTCGAAGATGTCCTCGATGAGTAGCTTTATCTTACTGGGCATGCTCCTGTATCGCAATCCATGATCTCTACCTCGTCCATGTCAATCTGTTCGAGGCTTGTGATCGGTGTTACATCTTTGCGCATCTCCAAGTAAGTGCCTTCGTCGATCTCTTCGAGAGGTGCCTGCTTGAATCCGTGCTCGTTGTGGAGCAAGAACGAAACAGACTTGACTTGCTTGTAGTTGAGCGCCAACCATTCCTTGATTTCATCCAGCTCCTCCTTGCGGTAGTAGATGGTCACGGACACAGCGTTGTCTGACCACTCGGCTTGCAATCGCTTGATGACTTCGAGCTGGTCGATAGCCGTCATGTCCTGAGCAAACGTCGTACCCTTCGGGAACTTACAAGGGAAGCTGACTACGATGGTAGACTTGTCCTCGGTTCCGTCGAAGTTCAGCACGTACTCCACAGGGTACCCGTGCTTCCTGGCGGCATGTGCCAGACTGCTATCAGCTGACATGCGGATTCGTCTAATGTAGTATTCGCTGTATCCTGGGTGAGCTCCTGGTGTAACGCCAGCAAGTAGACTAAGCGTTCCAGAAGGCTTGACTGTTGTAAGTTTAATGGATGCTGGAAATCCTGCCAGTCTAGAGTATTCTTTGTCATAGTTTCGAATGTAGTTGTAGCAACCGTCCAACCAGCTACGCTGCTCTTCGGTAGCCTGAAGATAACCAGTAACGCCGATACCCATACGCATGTTCTTGTGAACGATGTCCTCGGTCTCCTTGATAGCACACTTGATTGCAAGGCTGTGCTTGTTGATGCGGTACAAGTAGCGAGCCACCTTGAGCAACTCGTCGTAGCTCTCGATGTTCGGCAGGTAAATCTCTGCAAGGCAGCACGTCTCGAAGTTGGCAAGCGACTGCTCAGCACACGGGTTGAATCCCTGTACGTCAGGATCAGGGTACTCCACTTCGAAGGTACGCCCCATACGACGTGATGCATCTAAGTTGATGAGACCATAAGGTTCTCCGTTACCGTTGTATCCCTCCCAAAACTCTTCAGGAAGCTCAGAGATATCAGAACAGATTACGGAGTTGTTGGACATAGCCCTCCAGTTCGGGATGCCACCGAGGTCCCATCGCTTGGCTCGCAGGTACTCGATATCGTCGCAGTCACCCAATGCAATCTGCGCTGATCGACGGACGTTACCAGCGACAACAATCTTGCCGATGATGTTCATAATGTCCAGACAATCAATAGGTTGCAGGCGTTTACCTGAAGCTTTATTTAGGATGTTGTTGATCTCACCCATGCCCCATACGAGGTCTTCGGGACCAGAGGCTGTTCCTCCAAATCCTTTGATGGCTGAGCCCTTGGATCGGATGAGGTGAGCAGCGTAAGTGAAGCTCTCTCCTGTTACGAACGAAGCTTCCAGCACACGGCGCAGCAACTCTACCCATCCCTCGCGGCTGTCAGGCACGATGAAGTCTGCATCGTTTGCGTCTACACGCTCAATGTTTACGCGGTTCTTCACCTTCGGGAGCTGGTATACATTCTCCCGCTGGATGTTGAAGCCTACGCCTGAGCCGAGCATAAGCATCTCGAATGCCCAGGTGAATGGACGGATGGGATCATCAACTACTACGAAGGCGCAGTTCTGAAGTGACGGCAGACCCAAGCGGTCCACGGTCTTGGTACCTAGTTGCCAGAGGAATCGCCCTGCAACAGTACCCTTCAGCCCCATCATAATCTCTTTGAGTTCAGCCTCTTCGTGCTTCTCAAACCCCACGTTTAGTTGCTCTCGGCAAGAATCGATTACGCGGTCAACAGTGTCTTCCCACTCTTCGGTCTTACCGTTTTCTAGTTCTCTGGAATAGGTACGCTTATACACAGCATACCCTACCTCGCCCCAAGGGACAAGTGAAGGATCGTACATGATTTAATGTTTTATGGTTAAAAAAAAGGGACAGCTAAGATAGTCAAAACTCCTTAGAATAATCCCATACTCTGTATGAATCTAACAGCTTGATATCCAATAAGTTCAGCCTGGTTATCACGTCTGCTCGATCCTTGCGGGTGTACTTTTTCTTGTATGCGTCGCGCTTGTTCGACACGAACACATCTTCGACTGTGCTCTCGCAATAATCTCTTAGGTCCTCGCGGTCTACCACGCTGAACCCACCCTCCTCTGGCATGTCGAAGGCGATGATTTTAGCACCGCCATACATCCATCCTGGATTGCCTGCTACGTTCTTGAACTCACACCATATCTCGTCGGGGAGGTTGTTGCCCTTTACGTCTACTCCCCAAGTGCTGGTGCCGCTATGTGCAAGCCAGTAATCGATATGCAGGTGCATGTCATCTTTTCGGCTACCCTTGGTTACTTGGAAGCCTAGCTTTTCTGCCGCTCGGATGAAGCGAACCTCAGCTACCCTCCCCGTCGCCGAAGAGTATTTCCGCCTGTTCTGACTGATCATAGTTGGCCTCGAAATGTTGGTACGAAGCCTCCTTGATAAGGTCGAGTTCGTGGTTAATGATTACTCTCGCTACTGTAATCATGTTAGCCACGATTCCAGGGTTAATGCACGGACCCCCATCTTCGTCGTGCAAATCCTCGTAAAACTCAGTGATGTAGTTGTGCAGGCGTAAGCATGCCATGCTGTAGCTATCACTTAGCTGCTTTTTTGTTAGATCTCTTTTTGCCATATCCTAGTTCTTTTAGTTTCGCTATCGCTTGCTCCACCTGGTGTTTGTTTTTGCAGATGAAGAGAGCTGGGACTGGTTCTCCTGAGTCTATCAAGTGACGAAGGAACAGCTTCCACCGCATCGGGAAATCATGATGCGAAGGAGTGTACCCTTTGGTTTCGATTACCCACTCTCCGTTTGGTCCTACGAAGTCGGGTGTGTATTTGATTGGAAGGACTATCGAATCTGTTCGGTCCGACAGGTCTTTCTTCTTGGCAGTCATCTTCCAGTATGGACCAGGGTATTTGAACTTATCTACGAGCATGTATTCATGTGTCTCGTAGGTAAATTTTAGCCCCGATTCAGCTAAAAGATCAGCGCATGTCTTCTCTAAACCGCTCTTATACTTACCTAATGAACGTTTCTTAGCTGACTTACGCCGTGGAGTCCCCTTTGTTTGTCGCTTCACTAAAGCAAAGTTACAGCTTAATTCTGTAAAAACGACGTGTTAACGGGAAAGTTTATGTAATCCTGCTTACCACCCTCTAAATCAACAGATTCAAACAACATCTTCTGTGTCTTCCACACTCGGAAGGCTGTTCTTGATGTGTTCATTTCGAACCGAATTGGGTCGTCGAGTGATGTGGGCTCACCACCCGTCTCTACATCACGCACCTTTCGGACGTGAAACTCAGTGACTTTACGCTGAGCGTGATCAGGGTGTTGAACCTTGCGGTGAATAGTGATGAAGCAGTCGGCACGGTTGACGAACTTACCGCCACCTTCCGTGTCCTCCGCATACGGAGCTACAGGCAAACCGTCGTCACCCTTGCGGCGTTGCGCCTCGGTGACAGCATGCATGTTGAGCCACACAGCTACGTTGTTTGCGGTAGAGAACGTAAGGAACTCCGATGCAGCTTCGTAGTGGTAGTCGTGAGTGCCGATGTTGCTGTTACCCATGTCTAGCTTGAGGCTGTTGTACGGGTCTACAAATACAGCATCCACTTCTTGTTGCTTAAGAATCTTTTCGAGGAAGACAATGATGTCTGAGTAGCTGTACACTTGCTTGTTGCTGATCACGGTGAAGTGTTCGCCTACCCACTCGTATGCTCGCTTCCTCTCCATGTGGTTCATGGAAGAGATAGGTTTGTTCATAGCGAACTGAATCAGCGACATCTTCAGGGAGGCCGTGCGGTTCTCCGAAGAGTACACCACCCACTTCCATCCGTGGCGGATAGCTGCGTTTACCATGAGGTACAGTACCATAGTGGTCTTACCCACGTTACTGTGTCCGTTGACGATAGTGAACTCCTTCTTGTATCGGAAGTACTTGTCCATCTCAGCATCACCAGTGTCCAGACCTACAGGTATGCGACCGTTTGCGTAGTCATCAATCCAACGGAAGTCCTCGTCATCGGAAGAGATGAAGGACATGTCGCCGTCGTTGATGAGCAGCTCACGCTGTGCCTTGCGCTCGTCATCGATGGTGGTACGGATAGGGTCTTGCTTACCCTTCTCCATCGCCTCCTTGATCGTGCGAACAGCCTGTTGCTCGTCGTCTACGTCACGCTTGAGAATCTCACGGGTGAGCACACGGACCACCTCGTCCTCCTCCATACGCCCAGCAGCCACGTATCCACCGCAAAGCTTTGCAGCCCGCAACAGCGTGTTGTGCTTCTCTCCGTCAGAACACTGACGAATCATACGCGCAGCCAGGTTGAGCTTCAGGTAGTCTGTGAACTCCCCTGCCTTGGATACAGCCACCTGTGACTCGCTCTTCTCGGTAGCGAATGCACCGAAGGTTGCTGACTCTTCGTTTACGATGAGGTCAGGGTCGTATGACTCGAAGCATGCACGGGATTCGTTGATGCCCGACTCGTCTACTTCGAGGTCGTACTGCTTGTTGAAGTATGTGCGTAGCGCACGGAAGTGATCACGATGGCGTTCAGGGTTGCTTATCTTGACAAGCGCCTTAAGTCCGTCACCACTTGGAGAAACCCAACAGCTATAGACATAAGGATCCGTGGATAGAAGCGCCTTGGATGCCGCAACATCAATGTGGTCGAAGTCAAGTACAATGAATTGGCTGTGCTTCGTAAGCGCCTCATCATTACGTGCTTCAAATTCCCCTGAGAAGAGGACGACAGGTAGCTTCTTTTTGAAATCTTTTGAGCCATTGCGTACCGCTTCAATCAATGTTTGAGACTTCCCCTCCTTGATTCTCTTCAGGGCAGTCGCTAACTGAATCACATGTGCATGTTCCTTGTTCTTTTTGAAGACATCTTGGAATATCGTGACTTTCATTGTAGTGGTATTCGAGTAGTAGGTTGAGATAATGGATTGCTTTTAGAACGTCTTCCTTCCCATTCTTGTGGGCGTGTCTGCACACGTATTTGATTACGTTCCCTTCGATGAACGGTATACCATTGGCAGCTATGAATTCAGTTGGCTGAATCTTCATATGCTTGTAATGCTCCCCGCCTATCTGTTTATCGCTGTGTTTGTTTGACATCTACAGTGGTTCCTATTTGTTTGATAGTCTCGACCTTATCGATGATGATGGTACGCTGCTTTGCCTTGGGGGTGAGCAGCTCCTGATCGAGCCTGTACATGGTGTGGTCATCGTGCTTCATGATGTCCCTAGGGTTGTCATATGTGCTGACAATCCACACATCTCTTGTCTGCGGGTGCTTGTTCTTGATGAACGTAGCCTTCCCAGTCATGTAGTAAATCGGTTTGCCCATAGCTTGAGGGAAAGAAAAGGGGTGAGACTTGCGCCTGCACCCCTTCCCCACATGAATAACTCTTATACTAGAACGGGATAGTTTCGGTATCCTCTGTTTTAGCCGTGTTGTTTCGACGCTCCTGCGCCGCTTCGCTGTTCGGGTCCCACACGCTGAGGCATGCTTTGCCGTTCTTCGACATGAAGAGACGGAATCGAACGTTACCACCCTGACCATTAGCATCACGCTTGGTGGTGTATTGGTCAATGCAATCCTTCAGCTCGTTGTCCTTGAGGCGGAAAGACCACCCCATCAAATCGCCGTTGTCATTGTAGCTAGGCTCATCTGCCCAGCCTACGAGAACACTCTCGTACTTCTTGTTTTGATCACTCATTGGATTAATGAATTAAAAATTAAAATAAAGGTTTGTAAAAATAAGGTGTAAATGGCTAGCGCAACAAGCGCAGAGCCAAACATTTTTGATAGTCGCTTAAACTTCATACTGCAAGTAGTCTTTTACTGGGTCGTAATCCTCTCGTAAAAACTGTCGGATACGGTTCACAGCATCGTTAAACTTCATCTCGCCAGTGAATAGCGTTTCGTCGCTACACTTTACGAGAGCGGGAAGATACGGGTAGGTTTTCTCCTGTACCACCCAATAGAAATCCTTCATGCCAAATACCTTACAGTAGATGTATGCTTGGATATCATACGAAAAGTCTCGCACTGCATAGCGGAACTTCTCCGCACTACGCGCTGACTTACTGTCGCTGATGAAACCATCACCGAGGCAGTCGAGGAATCCCTTGACCTCAACACCGTTGAGCTCTTCAAGGAATCCCACCTGGTAGTCTCCCGCCAGGTATGTGTCTAGTAAGCCGCAGGTAGCGAGGCGGTCGATCATGTCGTTCGCCATCTGCCAGTCATCACTAGAGACAATCGTCCTGCCTTCTTCGAGGGCCTCCGTCTTCATGGCTGCAACAACAGCCTTGTATTCAGAGGTCATCGATGGTTTCTTGGCATTGCGAGCCTTGTCAGATAGGCGTGATAGCACCTGACTGTCAGACATCACAATGTATTTTTCGAATGCTTGCTCACGTTCAAACAGCAGCATATCGTACAGTGTGCCAAAGTCTAGCGCATCAGACTTGTACTTCAGCTCTCCCTTCATGTATCGGTCGAACTGCGCCATGTCGCCCAACGCCTGCTTCAGCGAGGAGTACGACAGGTGTGACTTGCCGTACCGTTCTTGTAGTTGTTCAGATAATGTCATCATCGTATACTGGTGTTCCGTCTTCGTGAGTGTATTCGTATGTCTCGATCTCCGCCCATTGCAGTGGAGTATCTGCTGTCATCCAAAACTTCTTGCCCTTCTTGTTGATGAAGAACTCAGCGATATCAAACTCCGTAGGGGAGTCTGGATGTTTGACGAAGAACAACCCCGAAAACTCAGGGTTGCCATCCATCTCTGTGTCCATCCAGTACTTGGGTAGCTTGGCATTGAGGCAGTGTCTACGAAACTCCGAGAACTGTTTATGGTTGGTGCGCCTGCGGTCTAGTTCAGTATACCACGCTACACCGTTCCATCTCATCTTGGTCATCGTACAAACTTCTTGAGACCCGCCACTTGCTTCTCAGTGAGGGAAGACTCGTACTTGTCCATGATGCTGTTGAATGCTTTCTTCTTGTCGGTCTGCGACTTGATGTATGCAACAGCCTTGTCCATGATGTTTACAGGCGGCTCCGTGTCGAGCTTCTCTTGTACCTGCTTGACCTTCTTGGACGTCGTGCTTTCTTGCTTGGCGATGGCGTCCGTGACTTCATTAGCTGACGCAATAGAAGTGTCGATTCCGATTCCAAGCATAGCGAGGGCTCGCCCGATCGCTGAAGTCTCGCAGTTCTCAACGTAGCTGGTCTTGTTGATGTTGGATGCACCTTGCACTTCGTGTGCATGTCCAGTGGCAATAACACGTCCAGAAGCATCTGCGATGGTTGCCTTGCAGACACATTGTTCTGAATCAAGGGCAGGGAACTCAGACATGATTGTCCAGTTCTTGTACTGCTCCTCTTGACGGAAGTACTTGATACGTTCGTTGACTTCGACATACTGCTTGCCACGGATGTTGGTTGTTTTGAATTTGTAGTTAGACATGGGTAACTTTATTTGATTGAATTGTTTCTTCTAGTTTTTGTTGCACTCGTTTTAGTCTGGCTATGCTCGCCTTCACGGATTTAAGCTTGGATTGCCAAGCCTTGTACCTTAGCGTCTCCCCACACAGTCGCACAGCAGCTATGTAGTTTTTCTCATAGCCAGGCCATGTGGCAAGGTTAGCTTCATGCTTACCTGTGTGGTGAATCACAGTACTGTGATCGGAGTCGAAAAGTTTTGCTATTGATGTTGTCGTCAGGTCGTTCTGACGCATGGCGGTCATCATCGCCGCTCGTGCTTTTACTTGTTCTTGGTGTCTTGTTCTATCAGGTTTGAGTCCAAGTACATGGTAGTACTCTTTCAGTATTTGTTTTCCTTCGTTGTGCATTCAAATGTAGGTTTTAAGTTTCAATAATCCAAAGAAGAGAGGGACTTTGTTTCTCATCGCTCTCTAACAGGCGCGTTGCAGGATCTCCCTGCACACCATACGCCCCTCTCCCTGTCAGCGTTCTGACAGTGCTATGTGATACGATGTAAGTATTTCGTAGAACTTTACATAGTGATGCATAGATTCTGATACATCGCACAGTCCGTCAGCAAGCTTGGCCTTGGTGACCCCCTCTTCGATGAGGTCGTTGGCTAGGTCTCTCGCAATGTCTGGGAACTGCATGAGGTATTGTGATACATCATTGTTGAGCCATGTGTCGATGTCATCAGTCACGATGTCATCCATGGCGTACATAGCGGCGAGCTGTTCAGGCTGCTCGCCTCCTTTGGATTTTTCTTTAATCACTTGAATTGCTTTTTCATTCGTCATCACATTCATGGTTTCCTGTTAGTACAAATATGCTACGGTTGTCGGTCATAAGGATTTCGAACTTCTCATCGTTCATGATGTTGCTGTACCTGTCCGTCCAGTTAGGGTTGTTACGTGGGTTGAAGCGCACATAGTAGTCGTTCTCACATGGTTTAACTAGGTCGGCAGTACCCAACACTTGCAGCTCCTTGCACTCCACCCAAGCACATACAGTCTTGCATGCACCGTCATGGATTTTCTTTGATGTGCCTAACTGCACCTTGAGCTTTGCGTCAAACATGGCAAGCTGATACTCATTTGGTTCGAAGTACTGTATAAGGTCGCTTCCATCGCTGACCAAAGTCTTCACTTGCCACTTCATAAAGTTTTCTCCTCGTCCGAGGTGGAATCTAATTTTGTACATGAGAGTTTTGATTGGTAATTAATTTTTACTTGGTTGTAGATGTGTTGCATCCACTCGTTGTAATCCTTCGCGGGATCTTCATTCGCGCTTGACCGTACACAAATCATCACATTTCATCGAAGACAACCATGCTGTCTTCTTCTCGTGGTGTGTTCTGCACAATAGTCTGTGCTTGTTCTCGTGTGAGATTCTCGATGAGAGTTTTAGGCTTCTTGTTCCAGTCGCGGAACACGCGGTATACTGCGTAGTTGTTCATGTTGTAATTGAATTAAGGATTTGATTTGCTTGTACTAAGGCATACGTTTGCCGTTGTGTGTTGGTGCCTGAGCGTTGTGGCTTCGGCAGTTTGACGTCCAAGGGGACTGTGAACTTGTCGTCCCCTCTCATTATTGCGTTTGCTATTCGTTGTTGTAATGTCATAATTCTAAGTATTCGATGTAGTCAATGTATTCGAGGCCATACAGGTCTTGCAGTTGTTCGATTGTCATGATTTAAATTCTACGGGTTGAGATGGGAGATGCATCTTTGGAAGTTTGAAGTAGTAGATGCAGAGGTCGTCGGCATCGAACATGGCGGCACCTCCATACCATACGTCGCGGACAAACTCGTGGAATACCTCGACATCGAAGGTGTCAGCAACAGCCTCTTGTCGTTCGCACAAGTCCTTGATGACAGCCATGTCAGTCGGTAGGTAGTCACCATCGTATGGGGCTTCACAGTTCATCTGGTCCCACACGAAGTACTCTCGGACGTCTTTGTTCTCAGGCCACGTAGGTTTGAGTTCAATGATTTTGAGAATCTCCTGCTCACCCTCGTCAGCATCCATAGTGATGATGTCCTGCATGCCATCCGTAGTGCTTGTGACTTCTTCGTAGCGGCACATGAGGGACTCCAAGGTTTTGCGCTTGGCTTCCATAGCCTTGTCCAGGTCGTTGAACCATCGGACTGTGGTGTCGGAGTAACCTTCGGCTAATCCACATACACCGTGTAATAATGCATAGTATTTCATGTGTTAGAGTTTTGAATTGTTCGACAAAGATATGATGAGGAATCCGTTATTCCAAATTTATTTTGCAATTGACTGATTATCAACCCTTAAGACGATGTGGTCAATGTAGTCATCCATCAGGTCAGATAGCCCGCCGTCCTGATCGAACTGTACATACCCAAGCAACTTGGTCTTGAGCCTGTCTACATTCAAGCCTGCGAACTCCTCGATGTCATCGAAGTATTCGTTCCACCATGGGTTGATTGAGTAATCCGTGTAGTACTCCTCGTCCTCGTCCATCTCTTCTACTTGGTTTACGATGTTACCCGCTCCGTTGTTGAAGATGTCGTAGTTGATTTTGGCAATGGCTCGCATGGCGTTGCCTTCTGCTGTGTCCGCCCGCCCGCTTTCGGGTACGAGGTTCTTCCAGTGCTTGTGAAACAGGTCTTGGTATTGACCCTCTCCGTTCCAGTATTTCATTGTTTTGATGGTATTTGAATGTTGTCCTGTTCGAAAAACACGAGGCTGTAATGCTCGTCCCACGTAGTACCGCAGTTGTGGCACTTGACGTCGAAGTACACAGCATCGGGGTCGTACTGGTCTTTCAGCTTGCTGTAACTGATGTGGCTGTCGGACTTGCAGTTCGGGCATACGCCTTGTAGTGGGTCTTTTATCATCGTTCGTCAATTATTTCTTGCACTTCTTGTGTGATGAAGGCTTCGAGCCTGTCAACCAGTTCTTCTATCTCATCCCTGTTCAGAATCTTATTCTGATTGGAGAGCACGTCTATCAGTTTCCAGTACGCACCAGTATCGCTGAATGCGCTGCTGATTTCGAGCGTGAGGTCTTGTAGGTTGAGGTCTTCAGTTATCATTTCTCGTTGTGGTTGATGGCGGTGAGCCGTAGTTCGTGCATCTCTTTGTAATCAAAAGCGTCCATTGGGTTGGATGTAGTGTTGTCGAATCGATTCCATGAGATAGCGTCAAACGTAAAGTCATACAGGTCTTCGTGGAGGGAGGTATCATGCACCTCGATTACTACGGATGCATCATCGGGGTATCCCGCCATCAGGTCAATTAGTTCTTTCTTTGTCATAGTCGTGGTAAAAAGTGTTCGTCATTAGCCAAGATTCCTGCAATGTCATGCACGAGATCAATGGAGCGTATGTTCGTGTCAGTGTCGTTGGCTGTGTTAGCCACACGCTCTGCCCACTGACGGAGGATTTCAAATTGTTCGTATGTCATAGTGTTGTTCATCATATGTTTGAGATTGTAAAGCCAAGGTCATCAGCGTAGTAGTCATACCCATACGCCTCTTGGAGTTCGTCTTTCTGATTGTATCGGTCATACACTACGCCCTCGTTGGTAAACGTGACGAGTATGTACTCACCGTTTGGGAGGTTGAGTTGTCGTGTCATTCCTTAAAGAGTTCTTCAATGTTGTCAAAGTCACGCACGATTTCGATTGGTACGTGGTAGTAGGTATTGGTTACGGGGTCTATCCAAGTTTCGATTTCACCTGCATAGGTTTCTTCGAAGAATTCGAGTCGGGCAATGATTTCGTCGTTCATGATTTGATGTATTCAGTTGGAATAAAGTATGCTTGCGATTCACCGATTGAATCGTAGTCGGCAAGGACAGCGTGGTCATCAAACCATGCCTCGTCCATGTATGTCTGTGATTCAGGCCACAGCACCAGAGTGTATGTATCCATGTGTTAGAGTTTTGAGTTAATACGTTCGGCTTTGTTTATCCCTTCTATCCACGCTTTCGCGCTCAGTGGTCCTGGTATCGACTTAGCCCACCTACCAGATTTAATGGTGAGTACCGTTGTAGCAAAGGGTGGAATCGAACCACCACATCTCTCACGCTCGTTGCCATAAGCCCTCGGTAAAGGGTAGAAGGAACGTATGTTGAGATGCACACACCAATCCACAGCCTCCTGTAGCCAGTGTCAATGCTATGTAGTTATTCCGCCAACCAGTCGTCGATGGTTCTCGACAACTCCAGTCGTTGTCGCGCATCCAGTTCTATCGCGCTTGCCATTTTCGTGGCGAACCATTGGTGGAACTGCTTCTCTTCATCATCGAAGCATCCATACGTCTGATTACGCAGGGTAACTCGGTTGCCGTTTGAATCCGTAGCTACGAGGTACGCAACCGTGGATGTTTCGCCAGTGTGTGCGCTGATTTGGTGGCGGTATTCGATAGCCACGGGTATGTTGTTCGTGGTGGTAGTCATCACTGAGTCGTTGCGCTCAGGAGTCATGCCAGTAACGATGAGTTTATCCCAAGAAGTCAGGAAGTCGGTAAGTGTGGGTAATGCCATGTGTTAAAGATTTAGATGATGTCGTTGTTGACACCGCAAAGATAAGACAGAGTTTTCGTTTTTCCAAATTTATTTTGTAACTGACTGGTTTTCAGTAGGTTGGACAAGGCCATCAACTTGGTAAGAGTAGCACCAATGTCCGTTGTTCAGGGTCAGTACGTAATGCTCATCCAAGCCCACAGCATCCACCTCATCCCCGTACTTTTCGTTCGGGCCTTGCGTCTGCTCGATTGCGATTACCTCTGCGATGCGCTGTCCGTCGCGCCCCCATGACCCACGGTATAGCACCTTTGAGCCTTTGCGAATGATTCGCGTGTTGAAGATTGATGTGTTCATTGTTGTTCGTTAAAAATTTCACTTACGTATTCCAGTTCCTCGATGGTCATCTCGTAGACCTGTTCGCGAGTCATCTCCAGTTGCTCGCCGTACTTCTCGTACATATAATCCCATACTGTGTTGCTCATTGTTCGTCGATGTAAAGTTCGTCCAGTGGCATACCCGTCTTGCGCTCGATGTATGCGATAAAATTTTCCATATGGGCTTCGTCGTTGAAGACCTTGCGCACCACCCATCCCGCTGAGGGATTGGGCGATGACCAGTGGCTGCGGTAGCCATTGTCGAATTGTAGTGTTGCTTTAATCATTTTCCTTCAGGTATTCGTCTATGATTTGGTAGGCTGTTTTGTCGTCGTTCAGGTACTCGTGACGATGCCCTGACCAGTACGCGGCATTGCGTAGCGTTTCCACGCCGCTGTTGAACTTTGGCTTCGGGGTCAGGTCAAACCGTGTGCCCTTGAAGGCATCTTCGAGGATTCTTGTGTTGCCATTATCGGCTCTCAAGTATGCGTCGATCAGCGCTTCCTCGAAGCCGCCCGCTGTCTTGCGCCGTTCGTACAGCGCGTCAATGTGTTGTTGTGTTTTCATCATTTGTTGTTTTTCCAAGTTTCATATGCAAATTCAATTGCCTCGTTGATTGACTCCGCTTCCTCGCGGGTGATGGTATACCCTTCCTGAGCGTATACCTCTATGATGGCGTTGATTTTTTCGCTCATAGGAATGTCACTTTTTTGGTTTCGTATCCATCATCACCGATTGCCACCAAGTGGCGCAACAGGTCTTCATAGTCAGCGAACGTGCGAACGTAGTTGTTCTCGCAGTTGACCGCCTCGTTGTATGTGTGTAGCATTACTTTCATTGATTTTCTGTTTTGATTTCGTCCCATATTTGCACACGGCTCCACCAGTGCTGCGCTCGCATCCATTCCTGTTGAGTTGCACCTGATGCAATCTTCACCCAATTCCCCCCGTATGCGCCACGCTCGGCTCGTCCGTACATTATCCAATTTTCCATTATGCTCCAGTATTTACAAAGATTTCACGTTCAGCTTCGAGGTCGTAGATGGCACGCTCCTTGCGCTTCGCAGCGATTTCGAGCGGGACTTTGAACGACTTTACGTTGTCGTATAGGTTACACAGGTCGAAGACAATTTTGTTTCCGTCCTCTACCCACATACCCATCACTGCGCTGCCGTTCTCATTCAGTTCCATCTGCGCTTGCAAGTGGAAGCGGTTGTACATATGCTTGAAGGCAGATTCGTTGTCCATACCAATGGACTTCTCAGGCACTACGCCACCGACTACGAAGCCCTTGTTAGGGATGTAGTATTTTGTTTCGCCGTCCTCGTATACGAGAGCGATTGAGCATCCGCCGAACAGCATAGTCCGACCGTAAGCGAAGCACATAGCTTCGTCGAAAGAAAGATATTTCATTGAAAAAGATTTTGAAATTAGAGCGGCTCAGGGATTCGAACCCTGCGACACTGACCTCCACTCCCGTTCCCCGTGCACTGGGTACTTGGGCAGGCAGCCGCTGTGTGATTGCTCAGAAGTTCTGAAAGTCAATCGAAGTATTTTGAGCGAAGGCTGCACCAACAAGGCGGCAGCCCTCGTAGTCGCGGATGTGATCGAAGTACGTATACGCATCCACCATCTCGTCCACGCTGAATTCGAGGAAGTGGTTGTACATCATCCAAGGATTTTAGTTAGGACATCGGTAATGGCATCTTGCAACATCCAAGTGCCTTCGGTGTACTCGCCGTTCACGTCCTCCAGTACGTCCTCATCGAGGAGTGTGGGAGCGTTGTCGAGCAAGTAGTCCGTGACCTCAATAGCCACGTCGCGGATTTGGTCTTTGTCCATCATCGGTTCAGCTTTAGGGATTCATCCATCACGTAGGTAGTAGCCACCACGTAGGCGGCCATAATTGCGACCACCATTATGCAGTAGCAATTAAGTCCTCCAATCGCATCTGCTCGTCACAGGAGAGCAGGTCGAACTCCGCCGTGCAGGTGACGGCAGAACCGAGGAGTTGAACATCGTTGAACAAGGCCGAAGCCATTTGCGCTTTCTTGCGCTCTGTGTTTGTGCTGTTATGCATCAGTAAGAGATTTTGAGTTTGGCAGAATTGCCGACAACAAAGATAGGGCAAAGAATCCCTAAATCCAAATTTATTTTTTTACCCTTTAGGGTAGAGTTCCATTTCTTCATCGAAATCATCGACTACTTCGAGCATCTGCCACGTCAGCCCGTCCGCACTCCAGCTTACGGCAGTGTGCGATTCACACGCTGGCTCGAACACGTAGTCCGCGCTCTCGCACTCACACACATAGCAGACCTCGTCCTGCACCATCATCGAGGCCGCCCACTCGCAGGCCGCCTCCTCGTCCACGAAGTTCCGCTTGCAGCGAAACTCTCCACGCTCTTCACCGAAGGTGAAGACAAAAGCAAAAATTGGATTCATCATAAATCTTTGATTTATAGGGTTTAACTAAAACTTCGTTTTAAACTGCGGGAGCAAAGGATGGCTCTAACATCGGATTTCCAGAGGAAATCAGCGCCTCTGCCTCCAGACGCTCTTGCTCCAAGCGAGCGGAGCGGAGTCGAGCCATTGCCTCCTCTGGCGACTCTCCTGGAAGGAGAGTCAGCTTCATTTGTTCCTTCTTTCGAACCTTCGGTTCGACGATCTGAACCTCTTTACGAGGTTCAAAAGGTTGAGCCTCGCCACCGTCAACTGCGTTGACGACTTTGGTTTTCTGAACCTTGCCAACTTTGTTGGCAGTAGCTGTCTTAGCTTGAGTTAACTCAAGCCCAGCAGTTGACGACCTTTTAGGTCGTCGAACTGCCTTCTTGTTCTTCTTCGAAGAACGAGCAGCCTCTCTCTCCTCTTGGAGGAGAGCATGAAGCTCCTTGTTCAGAACGGAACGTTCTGACCTTTTCAACTTCTTACCAGAGGTAAGAACAGCCTCAATCTCAGCCTTACGGCTGGACTTCGACTTCGACTTCGAAGCCTTTGGCTTCGCCTTAGAAGCCTTCGGCTTCTTCTTAGACTTCGAAGCCTTCGGCTTCGGCTGCTCCTTCGGAGCATCGATGGAGTCGATAAACTCCGACAACGAAGCTAAAGCTTCGAGGCAGCACTGCTTCTTAGAAGCAGAAGGGTTGAACACAAAGCTGTTAACAGCTTTCTTAGCTGCCTTCAGCAGCTCTGAGTGGTTGGTGGTTTTTGCCATCCTTGTTAGATATTAAGAGTAAATAAAGAATTCACAGAATTCATTCTTTATTTACTCTATATCTACTTCCTCCAATTCCTGCGGTATCAGCAAGCTGATACTCATACGATTGGTAGCCAAACATATGAGCATCAAAGATGCTTCAGCGCGTTTGGAAGTGAGCCTTCAGGATTGATGGCGAAGGGTTAAACCAAAGGTTTAAAGAGGGGATTGTCAGATGGTGGCTTTCAACTACTTACGTAGTTTAGCTTAAAGCAGTTTCTAACCAAGCCACTCAATCCCTCTGATTATCAGTTAGTTAACTGATATCAGCTGTTAACTTCGTAGAAGTTACTTCTCACGTCGCAGCTTTGAAAAAGCTGAAAGTTTTGCTAAAACCCTGAGCGCATTATGCCCACGGGGTTTGCGGAATCGATTTCGGGTTCGAGGACAAAACGCTAGTAGGTGTAGAGAATCCCCACGATCTGTATTACAAACCCCTTTTTTAAGGCTGGTTTATCCACGCGATATCCACAAAACGCCTATTTACTCTGGTGTAACATGCTGTTGCTCAGTAAGCTAATTGTATTTACTTCAAGCAGATTCTAGGATTTGACTTTCTAAAAAAAAAGCTGTAACTTCGCCCAAGCTATGTTAGCGATAAAGCTTCGAAGCTGTTTTTACTACGAAGCTATCAAAAGAGAGTGCGTATGTACGCACAAAACGGACACTTCTAAGCGTCATTCAAGCATATGAAGCTGTGAGAGGCGCAAAAACTGTTTTATTATCTTTGTGACATGAGACCAAAGAAGAGATCCGTAGAAAAAGGCATGTATACCGTTGAGGTAGACGGAGAAGAGTACCTTATTAAAGGGAAGAAGGTCACCAAGAAGGGTAAGAACAAGACTGTTGTCAAGTTCAAGGCTAAAGGTGACGGCGAGAGCTCACCTATTAAGCGTATCAACGACAAGTTGGTGATGAAGAACGGTCTTGTCAAGAAGAACAAGAAGAGAACCAAGTTCGTAAAGAAGAAGTAATGCCTACTATTCGAAAGAAAGCCCGACAGATTGCCCGCAAAGCGGTAGAACGCCAGAAAGCTGTTGCTAAGAACTTGAAGAAGACGGACAGATCTGCTGGTAGGGCGTTGATGAAGAGGGTGAGGGAGGACAAGAGGCGCATCAAGAAGAACTACATCCAGACCCGCAAGGATATCAAAAAACAGCTTAAGAAGAAATAAGTATATTTGCGTTATGAAAGCCAAGAAAAAAAAGACGTTTATTCACGGTCAGAACACGTCTACAATTAGAACTGACGAGGACGGTAGGAAGTTCGTTTGGTATGCTGGCTCTGACGGAACAACAGCAAAAGCATCAGATGAGAAGTGGAGTAAGATCCCAGGTGCTAAAAAGATTTACGGAACGGAAAAGCAACTCAAAAAAAAGTCGGAGGGAAACAACAACCGCATATTAACTGACGACTACATGCACAAGGTGAAGAAGGGTAAAGATGGTAGCATGAAGTTTGCCAAGAACAACATGAGAATGAGGGTAGCTTCTGCGTTAAGATCCGCCTTAAATAGATAAGAATATTTGCGTTATGCCAAGACCAATGAAAGCCAACACCAGAAGATCTTTTAAAGGAGAGGGATCGAGAACTGGAAAAAATAACCCAAATTATGACCCGCTTCGTCGTGCGACTGATCGCGTTATAAGAGAAAGAGAAGCATCTGGGGACCCGTATCCAACAAAGGGTTCTTTTGAAGATCAACAGAGATATCGTCTAGAGAGTCAAGCCATTGCTAGAGAAAAAGGTTATTTTCTTCCTTCCATGCCTAGAAGAGAGCTGACTTCTATTGAAAGCGAATCACGAAAAACAATAAGACGTCCCAGCTACGAGCAAGGCGGCAGATTCCCAAGCAACAATCTTGGTGAACGTATGTACGCTCAAGAGGCTTCTGAAATCAGGAGCGACGACAAAGGAACCTTTGTATGGTATGCAGGAGACGCCGATGGTTTATCACTAGGTTCTTCAGATCAAGAATGGAAAGATGCAGGTGCCGTGAAGGTTTACGGTGATTTCAGCAAGTATGTTTTCCCGAAAGGTCTCGGACTTGACGACATGATCAAGGATGACCATGATTACATTATTCGTCCCACTGAAGACGGTTCATACGAGCTCGACGAAGAACAAACTCAGGCACAGGCTGGGATGGAGGACGGGTTCAATATGGCTGAAGAGGTGCAGTATGACGACAGAGGTACAGCGAAAGACCTTTTAGAAAGACTGAACAGAGTCAATCCAAGAAGCGGTGAAAGAGAAATGGCTGGTGAAGCTAGAGGCGGTATGGGTGCATCAGCTACTGAAGATCTTTTGGAGAGATTGGGGCAATACAAGCGTAACGCCTACGGCAATAAGTACGAGCAGGGCGGCATGGTCGCAAAAAAAAAAGGCTCAACTATTAAGATAGCGGGTCAGTACGCTGTTGACTCTATCAAAACCACCCCAGAAGGTAACCAATACGTAAGTATGGAGCTGCCTGACGGTAAAGTAGTACCAGTATTTGGTGACTGGGAGACATACGGTAACCCAGATAGAGAGCGCCGCATTGAAGACTTGGACTACATTATCTACCCGCTCGGTGACGGTACCTATGCTCTCGATGCTGCTGAAGCTGAAGCGGAGATGCTGAGAGACGAAGCAAGAGGTGTGGCAGAGCAAGCTGGACCAAACGTTGAAGATCTGCTGCAAGAGCTGAACCAGAGATCCAGCACGAGAGGCATGAGACCAGTAAGAAGACAGTAATTGGGTAGCAAGAACTACTTCAATCCTAAATTAAAACGAATCAACCCTGCTTGGGTAGCAAATAAAAATGCAGTTAAGCAAAAACCTATCGCTGAAGGAGGTCGTAAAGTCAAACACGGCCAGCCGCCTCGGTATTGACAATACCCCAGAGGACTGGGAGATCGAAAACCTCAAGGCTGTAGCAGAGAATGTGTTCCAACCAATCCGCGATCACTTCGGTGTACCTATCGCCGTGAGCTCTGGATATAGGGGCAAGCAGCTAAACAAAGCTATCGGGGGGAGCAAGTACTCTCAGCATATGGTGGGGGAGGCACTCGACCTGGATGCCGACGTGTTCGGTCGCATCACGAATGCAGATATCTTCAACTTCGTAAAAGACAACCTGGTGTGGGACCAGATGATCTGGGAGTTCGGTGATGACGAAGAACCCAACTGGGTACATATCTCATATAAATCTGTAGGGAGAAACCGCAAGCAGATCAAACGCGCCCGCAGAGACGAGAAGAACAGAGTATACTATACTGTAGAGAATGCCTAAGCAAGTAAATAACTTCGCCCCAGAAGCCAACAAGGTTAGCCGACCAGGGGTACACGCTAAGACGAAGACGTCGAGCAACAAGAACAGCAAGAACTACAAGAAGTCTTACAGAGGCCAGGGCCGCTAAAGTGAGTTGTAGAAACGCTGCACCGCTAGCCTACCTTTCTGCGACATCGCATAACGAACTCTGTAGTTATATTTTGTTTCATCACGGAACAGATGATCCTCTAGACTCTGAGAAGGAGTAAGTTTATCGAAATGCTTGTACAGGTAACCCGATAGAGCCAGGGGATAAATCATTCTGTCGGCTAGGTTCTTCCTGTTCATTCCGTATTCGGAAGCAACGTAGTCTATCGTAAAAAACTCTAGGTCGTACAAGAACAGCAGGAGCTGTAAATATGACTTAGTAAGATCCTGATTGCTTTCCAGAAAGTCGTTAGTAGCGCTTCTTAAGTTCTTTAGGTGGTTGTGCTTTACGTATTTCTCTGGTAGTTTAGAGAACTCACGAAACAATCTAGTTTTTCTAACAGCTGATTTCGGCATTGCTATTCTGTCGTATATTTGAAGTAAACAAATTTACATCATGGATTCCAAGACCACCCTCTTCTTCGCCGAAATGTACTCACTCGTCAAGAAGATGGAGGAGGTAATCGACGACTTCGGAATGAAGGACCAGACGCTAGCCTCTATTGTCGTGGGAGTTATCGACTTCGATGAAATTGAACACGGCGACACAGAAGCCGAAATGAAAACCATGTACAGCTTTAACCTGCAAAGCAGGCAAGAGCTAGAAGCTGTCAAGGACGTTATGGATAGCGCGTACAAAGAAGAAGACGATATCGACCTCGACGACCTGCTGGGTGACTTGGGCATATCACTAAACTAATGGAAGGACTTATTAGAAAGATCGTCATCGGCAAAGAGCCGAAAGACGGCATGGCGTACTATATCGGTATGCGAGCAGGACGCGGAGAAGTGTCTGCTATTTTGGAAGATGACTACCATCTTCATAAATTTGGCAAGAAAAGATATCTCATCTATATCGAAAACGATGAAGGCACCCTTCTTTGGAAGAGTGTAGACGAGATGCCTTGCATGCTAGAATTCGATTTAAATTTTTAATTAATGAAAACGTTTGACTTGTTCGTTGTTGAGATCAACAAACGGATAAACGACATTATGAAAACCGAGAGCGGACTAGAGCTCTACATAGACAACAGATTCAATGAATTCCAAAACAGAACCACAGAAGCGCCCGTCGTGGCGGTCCCGTTTAAATACGATACTGGAGTCGAAGTGGGTGACACTTTGTACTTCCACCATCTCGTTGTTGTTAACGATGGTCAGCCTCTTACTGGTGAGGATAATCACTATCTTGTACGCTTCGATCCTGATAACACCGTTAACAACCAGGCTATTGCTTACAAGTCTGCAAAGACTGGGGACGTACATCCGCTGGCGGGCTGGTCACTTCTCGAACGAGTGGAAGAAAGAGAAGAGAAACAGTCTGATATTATCGACGTTGTTAAACTCAAAGACAGCCCTGTCACGAAAGGGAAGGTCTCTTTTACTCCGCCTTGGGTGGAAGAGCTAGGGCTCGAAGTGGGAGACGTAGTTGGGTTCCGAAAGAACATGGACTACAGGATTACAATTGAAGAAAAAGAATACTATCGGGTCCGAGCAGAAGACTTGATGTACAAAGAAATTTAATATGTTTAGCAGAGAAGAAATCTTTGCCCTCCTTTCTGACGAAGGGGCAATGCTTGCCGACGGTTTTGACGCGGCTGTAATCGGAATCACATTTGGAGTAAACATGGTGGCTGTATACAGCGTTCAGGGGTGCCTTGATATTTTGATGGAGGAGGACGAAATGAGCTTTACAGACGCCCTCGAATACTTCGAGTACAACATGGCTGGAGCTTACGTCGGAGAGAAGACCCCTATCTTTGTGTACGATGTCCAGGAAGACGCATAAGTTTACGACCATCAGTGCTGCCGAGCGCCTCATGTCCAGCATGGAGGTAGCCATCAACAACATGATCGAAGAGGTGAAGAAGCCTGTCGATCCTGAAGCTGGTGGGTCTGCTCGGAAAGCAGAACTACAGTCTATTAAACAGACGGCTATCGATTGCAAAGAACTTCTGGTAGAGCGCCAGAGGCTAGAACAAATGGTTAAAGATCTCAGAGACAATGGAGAAATCGAACAAGAAAAAGATTACTCAGGCGGATTCGCCGAGCGCTTCTCAAAATAACGCTAGTGGATTGATCTACTGGGATGACTATGACTTTGACAATCAGGACAGTACAACAGATTACCTAGAAATAAACATATGCACCCGTAGCTCAGCTGGATAGAGCATCTGCCTTCTAAGCAGACGGTCACAGGTTCGAGTCCTGTCGGGTGTACGAATTAAATTAAAAACATGCCAGACTTACATTGCCCAGAATGTGGTGCGGAGCGCTTTGAGCGAAACCTCACTATGAAAGTAAAAGACGGAAAGACCTACTACGTAGAGGGTCAGTGCGAATGTGGGGCTCAGATGGAGCTCACTAACCCCAAGACAGGAGCTCCAGGGTTTGGTAAGATGGGAAGATTTGGTAGAAGTTACTGATGTCCGTGCTTCTTGACATAGACGGTTATGAAACTAAAGGGATTAAGATCGACCCTAACGATACAGAGGGAGAGATCATGGAGCTCCATGGGCTACTCGTTGTACTCCCAAAGAAACCAAAGCGATCGGAGATTCTCTTCCATGAAAAGCCAAAGGCAATGCAGATGTGGGAACGCATTGCTATGCCCGAAGAACTGCAAAGGATTCGCAGTATGGATGAGTGGCTCGAAAAGCCTGCCGAGTTTCGAAAGAAGTTTCGTTCTTACATCGAACAAGAGTTTCAGCGTAGGCGCGACGGTGTGTGGTTTTACAATAATGGGGTCCCTACGTATATTACAGGGAGACACTATATGTTTCTACAATGGTCTAAAATTGATATCGGATACCCATCATACCTCGCTTTCCAAAGGGAAATCTTTCTCCACATGGCTGCTTGCGAAGCTGATCCCCGTTGTTTCGGTCAGCTATATACTAAGTGTCGTCGTTCTGGCTACACTAATGTATGCTCTGCTGTCCTTGTTGACGAGGCTAGTCAAGTTAAAGAGAAGCTTCTGGGCATTCAGTCAAAGACTGGTAAAGACGCTCAGGAAAACATCTTTATGAAGAAAGTAGTTGCGATCTTCCGCAGCTACCCCTTCTTCTTCAAGCCTATCCAGGACGGTACTACCAACCCCCGTATGGAGCTGGCGTTCCGTGAGCCATCTAAGCGTATCACGAAGAACAACAAGACGTCTCAGCGAGGCGACGCCCTTAACAGCGTCATCAATTGGAAGAACACCACGAATAACGCATACGATGGTGAGAAGCTACATATGCTGTACCTCGATGAGGCAGGCAAATGGGAGAAGCCTACCGATATCCGAGAAGCATGGCGTATCGAGCGTACATGTCTTATCGTAGGTAAGCGCGTAGTGGGCAAGGCGCTGGTAGGGAGCACGGTAAACCCTATGGATAAAGGCGGCGAGGAGTACAAAGGCTTGTGGCAGGATTCCGACCCCAATGAGAGAAACAACAACGGAAGAACAAGGTCGGGGCTGTACAGAATATTCATCCCAGCCTACGAAGCACTAGAAGGCTTCTTTGACCAGTACGGGAATGCTGTTGTGGACGACCCAGAAAAAGAAATCATTGGAGTTGACGGGGAGGTTGTAGACCAGGGTAGCCGTAAGTATTTAAAGAACGAACGGCACTCCTTCAAAGATGACCCTTCGGAACTAAACGAAATCATTCGTCAGTTCCCGTTTACTGAGGATGAAGCTTTTAGAGATAGCATCCAGGGCAGTCTATTTAATATCGGTAAGATCTATCAGCAGATAGAATATAACGATAACCTGTACCCTAACCCCGTGGTGCAGGGCAACTTCATCTGGAGAAAGAAAGACGAAGAGGTGGCTTTTTCCCCAGATCCAAACGGCAGGTTCCGTGTGGCTTGGTTACCGCCAGACCACCTGAGAAACAAGAAGGCTGACGAACGGGGGAAACGCATAGCTCCTAACGCGCATATCGGCGTTGGAGGGGTTGACTCCTATGACCTTGATGCCACAGTAGACGGAAGGGGTTCGAAGGGTGCGCTACATATGTACAATAAGTTTAGCATGGATGCACCAGCCAACATGTTCGTAGTGGAGTATGCTTCGCGTCCAGATCTGGCTAGCATCTTTTATGAAGACGTGTTGATGTGTGCGTTTTTCTACGGGTATCCGCTGCTTATAGAGAACAACAAGTACGGGATTGCAAGGTACTTTGAATCAAGGGGTTACGACGGTTACTTAATGGATCGCCCAGAACACCTCAAGAATCCTAATTCTTCAAGTAACGTCCGAACTAAGGGTATCCCCTCGAACTCTCAGGATGTGATT